AAGCGATTACTTCTACACCAACGCTAAGGCCGGAAATTAAATCTTCGGCGGCGAGGGTTAAGTAATCGGTTCCCTTACTAGAGCTCGATATTTTAAAAGTTCCGTAAATAAAATCCCCGGAGTTATTGAAACTCTGCGCGCGACCGATAGGATTATTCGGCTCGTGTTGAGCGAGAAGTTTAACTTTATTCGGAGAAGGGATTTCGATAGAACCCGCTTCGAATACAACGGGCCCGGCGGAGGTATATCCCGTCGCTCCGTACTCCATAATCTTTCCGGAAATTATTCGGCGTTCCGCGTCCGCCGCCTGTATTGGTTGCGAGAAAGTAAGTTTCATTATGAGTTATCTCCATTCGGTGAGAGGTCTTCCATTTCCATGGCTTGATCTAAAGTAATTAAACCGAGGGTGAGCATTTTTTCTATCGTAGCGAGTCGAGTCGTAGCGTCCGCGCGGAGAAAAGTTTCATCGACTTCGAAGCGGACATAATTTCCGTTCGCGGTTATATCGTCGAGAGAAAGTCGATCTTCAATCGCGTTTACATAAGGAGCGAGAGTATAAGCGTAAAACTCTTTTCTCGCGTCTAAGATATTCTGATATGTCATAGATTTATTCGCGTCGCTCGACGCCATGTACGCGGGGACATTCATTAAGCGACAGATTTGCGTCGATAAAGTCTGAATAGCATCGTCGTACATCATGTCTTTAGGCGAGAAAGAAGTAACGGAATAATCGAGCGTTGAAGTCAAGTAAGCCGTTCCCCGATTCTGTCGCGCGGATTTCCATGCGGCTAGAAGTCCCGCTATCTGCGACTCTGGAAGATCGGCACCAGAATTTTTTATATATCCGGAAGGGATTGGAGTCGCGGCCGCGATACTCGCCGCCTTTTCTAAATCTAAAGCCGCGCGGATAGTACGAGCTCCGGTAGTAAGCACTCCTGGATTTAAACTTTGGAATGTAATTAGACTCCCGACTCCGGACATAGGTCGTTCTTCGTTATTTACTAGATACGCCTCGACTTCGGTCGAATAAGCGTTTAGTTTCGTCGTAACTCTTTCGTTCTGCACCCACGCGAATCTGGAAGGCCGTCCGTCATCTTTATAGACGGAAGTTACTTCCCAGTATGCAACTTGATAAAATAATAGACTCTGAACCGTATAAGCGATCGTCACGCTTCGAGGTTGTCTAATATCCGGTTGATCTAACCAGACGGGAGAACCTAATTCTTCTCCGGAGCTTTTTTTATAAAGGTTAAGAGGGATTCCGCCGATTACGCCGCAGATTAAATTACGACATTTCGCGACGGTCGGTACTTGCATGGCGCTAACGATATCCACGGAGACATCGGTTAATCCGAGGCCGTTATTATTCCAATACGAAACGCCGTAAGGCGCGTCCATAATTGCCGGAGCGTACTGACTTTCGAGCGTCGTCGAATCTTTAGGAACTAAACGAAGAGCCGAAAGGATACCCATAGCGGAAGAATAGCCCTAAAAGCCGCGAAACGGACATAACGCGCTTCGGCGAGTTTAGCCCGCGTAAATCCGAGCGACCGGAGCGGGAAGGTTCATTTGATTAACGATCATCGCTAGGGAAATCGGAGCGGAGATATCTCCCGCGCTTTGTCGTCGAATAATTCTCCAGGAAGCTTCATTCGTCTTAGCGGCGCAGGCGTTCATCTGGTTTACGAGGTTTAAATCCCCGTCATGGATTAAGCGACCGGAAACCATAGCGTCGAGAAGATCCATAGACGCTTGGTAAAATTGCTGGCCGGATACATCGACCATTTTAACGCCAGAGATTTCTAACCGACTCGCTATCGTCGCCGTCGCGTAATGATCGAACATAACGGCGCGCGGCATGTATAAATCACAATGGCCTTTGATATCCGCCGCGATCTTTAACTCGTCGAGGGAAACGGAGGAAGTCCAGGAGTCAAGAATCTTAACCGCTATCTTTTCACCGTCCGGCGTCATCTGACCGACCATAAGCGAGGCGGTACGCCGCGACTGGGCTACATCGAAAGCGAAGAAGGTCGCGGGGCCGGGGCCGATTACGAGAGAAGGATCCCCGAGGTCTTCGAAGACTCCAATAGGCCAAGGCGAAGAAAGTGACGAAATCCACTGGCACAATGTCTCCGTTCGAAAGGTCTCGGGAGTATCGGTCGAGAGAGCTTCCTCGATAGCCGCTTCCGTTACCGTGTACCCGAGAGCCGGGTTGGACATAGCCCAGCCTTGTCGATCGGTAAGTTTCGCGTGCTGAGGCGCGGAGTACTCGTACCAGCCGAGGGACTTCGCCGGATAACTAAGAGCTCGATCCCTTAAATCGTTAAGGACGGTCGAGAACGCGTCTCCCGCGTTGCTAACTAATATCGTCTGCGAGTTAGCTCTAGCGCGGGTCGTAGGCTTCGCGGCGGACCAGGCTTCTTCGGAGATTTCGCGTAACTCGTCGATAAAAAGCAGATCGGCGGATTTACCGCGAGAGCCGTCACGAGTCGCGGCGACGATTTCGTATCGGGCCCCGTTTAGGAGCTCGACGCATTCGTTACCGGATCCGAACTTTCCGACCGTCCCTCGGTTAAGTAATACCTGCGAGCGAAGGAACTCGTTCCGCTCGATTATCCCGACAACCTTCCGGAAGGTATCGAGGGCCATCGACCGATTAGACGACATCGCGACGATAGACATCTCGCCTAAGACAAAGAGCCCGAAAAGGATCCGTAGGGCCGCGAGGTAAGTCTTACCCTGTTGACGGCTAACGAGAATCCCGACGGTCTTCCGAATAAACATTCCCGAGTCATCGACGGTTAAGAAATCGGTCGCCACATATTTCTGCCACGGCAGAAGAGGCGTCCCGACTTTTTCCGCGAAGGCCGCAAACTCTTCGCCGTAACTCCTACCCTTTAGTGGAGGGCTAGAGATTCGAGGCTTAGTGTGCCCGATAAGAGCTTTCTTTTTACGGGCCCCTTTTCCGATCGGTATCGGTTCCGCGACAAATCCGGTCGTAACCGCTTCGTTCGGTTCGATGTCCGATTTGCCCGGATTGACCTTAATGTCTTTTACGCGTAGATTATCCTGAAAGGCAGAGGGGGTAGAGGTGTCCCCTAAAAAAACGCTACGAGCCCCCTTACGGCTATTACACGGCTTGCAGACGGCCGTTAAGTTCTCCAGGCTGTCATCGCCTCCTTTTACGGCAGGGATTATATGATCGACCGCAGTGGCTTCTCCGCCGCAGTACGCGCAGGTCTGATTATCGCGACGAAGGACTCGAAGGCGTTGCTGTTTCCATTGATAGGAGCCCATCGACTTACGGTTTAGTGCCACTTATGAACCTTCCAGAACTCTAAGGCTTCGGTAATAGATCCGTAACGAGAGCGAGCGTACTTGATACACCAGAGAATCTGTATCTGGTAGCTTCGATTCTTTAGGAACTCGCTTCTCCCTTGACATATACCGTGATGGGATCCGTTCCGAGCTTTAGTATTCCAGTTAGATTCCTTCTCCCAAAGAACTAAAGCGGAGGAAAACTCTAAAGGAGTAAGAAGAGAAGCGGCGTAAGTTTGCGCTTTTATAACCTGATTAGAACTCGCTTCAGATACCGAAGGGATTAAACACAGGACGGCCACTAGCACCGAACCGACGCTTCGGGCTATCCCTACGGGCCCCGCGTTCGGGTCGGAGCGTACCGCGCTTCCGTGTATTGAAGAAGAATGAGCGCGAGGCTCAGCGCGTCGTCCCCAGAATTTGAGCCTGTTAATAACCTGGGGATAACTTCTGGGGATAAGTTTTAGCATTAGAACCGAACCGAAATAACGAGTAAAGCTACGAAGAGAAGTACTTCGAAGACGAGAAGGATTCGGATTAGGGTCGATCGCGTCATTTCTTCCTCGTTTCTAAGATATAGCAGACGGCGCAGGGAAGCCCAGAGATAATCCAGGATCCGCACTCGCACCGAATAACGGCGTAAGAGGGAACCGGATTAGTCGAGGGAATCGGTTCCATCGTCTAACTCCTCTCCCGCGTTGCAGTACTCGGTAGCCTTCTTCGGGTCTCCCTTAACGAAAACCATAAAGTGCTGGTGTACCGTTACGAGCTTCCGACCCGCCGTAAATTGAGGCGTAGCCCGTAGAGCCGCCGTAGCCTGCGGATCGAGCGTTATTCCGTTGTTGTAGTAGTTAAGTCCCGCGTCCGCGAAAGCCTGAATCGTCTCCGGTATAAGTCCCCGGATAAAGCCTTTCTTATCCCGTACTTCTCCTACGATCCAGACGGCGAAACGATCCTCTTTTAAAGCTTTCGCGGCTTTATCGATTATCCCGTAATAAGAGGAGCGAAAGTCGTACCAGTCCATATTCGAGAGGTCGTCCGGGTCGTCCGAATAAACTTCGAGGTCGAAGTAAGGAGGACAGGAAAAGACTAAATCGACCGACTCCGCTTGAAAAGTATCGAGTTCCTTTTCCGAGTCTCCGGCGTACCAGTAAGGTGGAAAGTCTTTCGACCCTATCGAAGCCTGACTTTGATTCGCTTCTACCTGATCCTCGCGTAAGTCGATTCCTAGATAGTTTCTTCCGAGAAGACTCGTAACGATTCCTCTTACCGAACCTCCGGCGAAGGGATCTAAGACTATCCCTCCGGGAGCGGAGTACCAGCGAACGGCTAACTCGACGATAACCGGATCGAAGACCGAGGTTCCGTCCGTTGCTCCCTGAATCTTTTTAACCGCTTCGCTCGAATCCTCTTTCGGAGTCGCGTAAAGTAAATCCGTCGCGCGACCTAGTTCGGACTTAATTCCGAGGGCTAACCATTGTTTTTTACGGCGAGCCCAGGAGCCCTGTTTTCGGTCAAGTACCGAGTAAGGAGGCTGAATAAAGCGGTCGAATAAATCGGCTACATAATCGGAGTCTTCTCCGAAGAGAGTCGGTTCCGCAAAGTAATCGGCCTCAGCCATTAGTTTTACCTAGAACGGAAAGGTAACAATCGGCGCAATACCATACGACGATTCCGAGATAACCGGCTATCGCCGCTCCGCCTTTCGTCGGTTTTTCTTCGTCGCAATAGTGGCACGTAGCTTTATCTCCGGCTTCGAATAAGACGCTCATTTACAATCACCGCAGAACCAGAGAATCTTTTCCCCGCCTATCCCTCTCGTATATTCTCCCGCGTGCGCGTCTTTCCATTCCTCGCAGTTATCGCAGACTTCTATCGGGACTCTGACGATTTCGTTACCGATAAAGACGCTCTTTATCTTAGCGCGCGGGTTAATAATCTCGCCGCCGCTCATTTTACGGCTTCTAACTTAGGAACCCAGGAACCGGCGGCGTTAAGAACGAACCAGTTAGTAACGCACTCGTCTCCGGAGTTTCGAGTTTTAGGACAGGCAAGGCCGTGATAAGGACGGCCGTTCTTCTCTCCCTCGATAACTTTTCGCTCGCCGTGTTTGCAGTGCCACGCGTCGAAGACTTCTCCCGTACCTACCGGAGCGGCAGTCTCCCACGGATCCCAAACCACTTCGCCGATAGCGACCGGCTGAGAAGGTTTAGCTACCGTTTCCGCTTTCGGTTCTATTCGATTCCGTACTTCCTCGAAGCTCGCTATCTTCTTCGACGGGATACCGGCGGCAATACAGGCGCGACCCCAGGCGGAGGTCTCCGCGTTCATTAGTTCGGATCCTTTCGTATAAGGAGTCCGTCCCGGGATTTCCTCCCAGGCAATACCTACGGCGGGAAGAGGATCTTCCGGAAAGCGGTAGAGAGCGGCGGTAAAGACGACATAAGAGAGCTCTTTTACCGTTACGATTTCGTAAGGCCGCTCCGGGTTAAGAGGACGGAAAATACAGAGCGGCCAGAGTCCTCGGGCTATAGTCATTCTTTCGGAAACTTCGGTATAAGCGGGATCTATCGCGAAGTTGCTCATAACATCATTCCCTCTTCTACGGCAACCCAGACGATACAGAGATTTCCGTTACGGTTTTCTCGATATCCGGAAGCGATAATAAACCCTTGCCGTTCTAGCGATCCGCGAAGCGGTCTAACCGAGTTCCCCGAAATAGAAAGAGTGGACTCGATTTCCTGATCCGTCGCTCCGCGAGCTCCGGCCCTAACGAGTAACTCGTAAATCTTTAAACGAAGAGAGCCCGTCTCGGGATAGACGCGTATCGCGGCAAGGCGCGAAGTATGTCGTTTCCCTAGAATTACGGAGTTATCGGTTATTCGATTCTTCGTCATTTAGATTGCCTCGCGATCCGATAGCGAAGCGAGATAATGAGCTTCCTGCGTCCCTACGAGTTTTCCGCGAGCGTAGCCTAATTTAAAGCCGCGCTCCGCTCCGACTTCGGAACCTAGAGAATAACAGAACCCGCCGATTCCCCACAGGAAAGAAAGGATAATTAAAAACCAGACGCCGGTCGGAAGACTTCCAAGAAACGCAATCATGAAGAGACCGCCGCGTTAAAACCGTGAGCCTTGCTATATTCTTCGAACGCGGTTTTTAAAGCTTCTATAGTCGAATCCTCGCAGACTTCGCAACCACATTCTAAAGCTTCTTTAAACTCCGAAGATTCCTTCTCTAGCTTCTCCGATAGCTCTAAATAAAGATTTCCCATTTTAGACATTTTAAGCCTTTCGTAATCTAA